ATGGCAATCTCCAGGTGAGCGTTGCGCATTCTGGATTAGCTAGTGGGGAGCCCGGCATTGCGGCCTATGACGGTGGTGACACCGGCACCTGGGCGGACGACTGGACGGCGAGCGATCTGGGCGGCGGCGGCACTTCGATCAGCGTGGCTGACAGCGGCGTAGGCAACGATGCCACACCGACACCCGCGGCGCAACTTGGCATCGCCGAGACGGCAGGAAGCGCCGAGGCGCACGCTTTGACCGTATCGCTCAGCGTCAGCGAAAGTGCAACAAGTGCGGAAGATTTGCAGGCGCAGGTGTTTTTTGCGCTGACGGAAAGCGGCGTCGGACTTGATGCCATCGCCAGCATATCGGCGAATGTTGCTGCTGGCGATACGGGCGCTGGCAGCGAAACAGAAAAAGCATCCGCTGCACTTGCACTCGACGATGCAGGTGCAGGCACCGAGACAGCGACCGTGTCCGTGGCGCTGACGCTCAGCGATACGGCGGCGGCCATGGACGTTGTCGCTGCGCTGACGGAGACGCTCAAGCAGATAGCCGAAAGTGCAGCAGGCAGCGACGCAGTGTTGGCGCCATCGGTGCAGTTGAAGGTCGCCGAAAATGCATCCGGCAACGAAACGCTCGCAATGACGATTACGCTTGTCGTCGCCGAAGCTGGCAGTGGCGGAGAAACGGAGCAATTCGCCGCCACGCTGACGCTGAGCGACATGGGCAGCGGGCAAGACGCCATGTCGCTGCTGACCGAGTCGCTCGTGCAGTTGTTTGAGGTGGCAACAGGCGTCGAGTCGATAGCCGTCACACTCGATCCGCTGCTGATCGGCGACGCAGGCATTGCCAGCGACACGCAGGTTGCGCAGGTGGCGCTGACGCTCGGCGATGCAGCTACGGCGGTGGATGGCTTGCTTGCCAGCGTGCTGCTTGCCATCAGCGAAGCAGTTGCGGCGGTGGATGGCATCGGCGACATTGCGGTCAGTGTGCCGGTTGCCGACGCGACACAGGCCGCGGATGTGCTTGGTTCACTAGCGGTTGCACTGGCAACGGTGGATGTTGGCGCTGGCGTTGATGTGGCGGCAGCGTTCAATGCCGAAACTCGCATCGTCTCCATCGTTTTTGCGATCCGTCGCCGCTCAATTGCGTTCGCCTGGTTGCGGCGCTCAATCGGCTTTGCCTTCAGCAGTCGCAGCGCCACATCTACCTGGCGCACACGCTCCGCAACGTTTGCGCTTTCGCAGCGCATGATTGAATTTGCAATTTGAGGAGGAGGAATGGTCGGAGAAAAATTCAGCTATCGCACACAGTGGAAAGTGCGCCGCTATGCAAGCGAAGATGCGTATCGTGCGGATGCACCATCCGCTGTCATCGACGCCAACGGACAGATGCTGCCAAGCGAATCCGAAATCGACGGCAATGTCCTGCTGAATGAAGGCATTGCGCTACTGCTTGATTTGCTCATTGGCGCCGGTGGGACGCACTACGGCAATGCCAACGCCTATATTGGTGTCGGCAACGATAGCACAGCGGAGGCGGCCACGCAGACCGGGCTGCTCGGTACATCGACGGCATACCGGCCGATGGAGAGCGGTTACCCGCAGCGCAGCGGGCAGACCGTGACCTGGCGCGCTGTGTTTGGCGCCAACGATGGCAACTTTTCCTGGAATGAGTTCACCATTGCCAACGCCAACAGCAACTCCGGCACGAACTTAAACCGGCGTGTGAGCGCGCAGGGCACGAAAGCAGCGGGGCAAACCTGGACGGTTGATGTGTCGATTACGATTAGCTAACAAGGCGGCGCTATGCAGCAGGTGAATGAGGGCACGACGGCATATCTGCAAGTGAGCTTTTTGGATAAAACGGGAGCGCTTCAGCAGCCAACAAGCATCACGTATCGGATCGACGATGCGGCCACACGCACGCCGATTCGTGGCGCAACGTCCGTCGCTCCGGCATCCACTGTTGAGATCGTCCTGACGCCGAGCGACAACGCCATCGTGTCGTCGTTCGCTCGCACCGAGCGACACATCGTGACGGTCACCGGCACCTATGGCAGCGATGACCAGGTGGTGGCGCAATTTGTGTACGAAGTCGTGAACCTGCAGGCGATAGGATAGCATCATGAGCATCACACGTGCGCAGGCGGAACAGATTCTGCAATATCGCATCGGCGGCTATCTGTCAGATGCCGGGATGACGGCGGATGACAGCCCCAACCCGTGGCTGACTGACCCGCTGCGCTGGGCGCTGGCGATGCTCGGCATCGCGACGGCGAGCATCGTGGACGTGACCGACGCAGACCTGGCGCCGGTTACTGCGGCGCAGACCGACGCGCTGCTCGACCTGGCGGAACTGCGTGCGCTGGAGGCGGTGCAGACAAACCTGGTCAGCGTCGGGACATGGGTCGGGCCGATCAAGGAGGACACCAGTCGCACGGTCGAGGCGCTGGCGGCAATCATCGCCACGAAACGCAGGCAGGTGGCGCAGAATTACGGCAGTCTGCTTGTGCTGCCGGTCGATTCCTCCGTGCGGAAAGCGAGTCTGGCGGCACTATGAGCTTCAAAACGCTGGCCACAATCGACGCTCAGATCAAGCGAGCGGCGCTTACCGGCGGCAAGCGTGGCGCACTGTCGCTGCACCTCAGCGGCCTGAAGGCGACGCCGCTCTACCCGGCCAATCCTGAACTTGCGCAGAGACTGCAACTTGCGACACCGTATCTGGCAAAGGAAACTTTCATTGTCGGCCAGCACGACATTCAAACTGGCGACGTGCTGACGCTGGAGGGCAAGGACTACACGATTCGCGGCGTAGCGGCGTGGCGTGCGCCTGGTCAGCGTATCGGGCGCTTTATGCATCTGGTCGTGGAGGATGTACAGCTATGAGCGCCATCAGCCGCAAAGTGGTGCGCGAGGCAATCGGCGCGGGACTGGCGGCAAATTTGCCGTCGGCTCAGGCAGTGTACAGCTACGCCAAAGCCAATTTCAACGGCCAGTCGCCGGTCGTGCGCATCAATAGCGAGTCTTCGGAGCGTCCGGGGCTGACGCAGCAAGGCATTCGTTCGTTTTTCCGCTTCACAATTGAAGTCTGGGTGCTGCTCAGCGACCGTGACGGGTGGACAGAACAGGACGCCGAGGATGCGCTCGACACGCTGGAGCACGAGATCATCACCTGGATGACGCAGAACCACAACACGTCACTGTGGACGACGCTGACATACGACGGCCAGTCCAGCATCATCGTCGCCATCGACGGCGGCGATACCTGGCTGATTGAACGCATCCCGATTCGAGCGGAGGTGTACGGATGAAAGAAAAAGATGTTGTGCGGTACAGCGACCTGGTGCTGCGTTACGTCGGCGACGGCGCATACTTGCCGCTGGTGCCCGCGCGTGACCTGACCGCTGAGGAGGCGGAGAAGTTCCGAGAGATTATCGAACTGGCCGCCGCCAACGGGCAGCGGCTGTATGAGGCGGTCGAGCAACCGCCCGCAAGGAAGGAGGAGAAATAATGCCATACGCAACTTGGCCGTTCAACCTCTGCCAGCTAGGTCGAGGTACGGCGATCACGGCAGGCGGCGCTATTGCTGCCAACGACAACACGATTGCGGCAACGACCGTCTGGCGCGGCGTGTTCGGCGGCTTCGACGACACGCGCGAGCGCCAGACGACGCAGGAGGATGTCGGCACGATGGCGTCGGCGGAACGCACCGCCGACACGAAGATCATGGCCACCGTGCCAATGCCGCAGACGACCTTGACCTTTGAGCAAATCCTTCATGTGCTGGAAGCGAGCCTGGGGCAGGTCACGCCGTCTGGTTCTGGACCGTACACATACGCTTACAGCGTGGCGCTAGGGACAACGCCGCCGACCATCCGGCCATACACGCTGCGCGTCGGCAACGTGCTCGCGCCGGCAGACATTAAGATTGTGCCGGGCTGCTGGGTGCAGGAATGGACGATGAGCGGTGAAGCTGGCGGCTTCTGGACGGTGGAGGCGACCTGGCAGGGGCAACGCGGCGTCAACGGCGCTTTCACGCCAGCGATTGCACTGCCTGCCGTGCAGGATGCCATCTTCAGCAACACCAATCTGTACATCGACGCCAGCGGTGGCACCATCGGCACGACGCAAATCTCCGGCGTGCTGATCGGTGCCACAATTAAGTACAGCAGCGGCATCGAGTGGGTGCCGCCAGGGGATGGCACGCTCTACCCGACTCGCATCAAGATCGGGCGACCGCGCGTCACCTACACGCTGAAGCTGGAACTTGAGGAAACGGGCGGCGTCAACCGCGTCGCTCAGCAGCGTGCGGCATTCGAGAACAACACGCTGCAACTGATCCGATTGCAGTGCGCCGGAACCAGCGGGCGCACCATCCGCTGGGACATTGCCGCACGACACGACAACGTTGGTGCTTACGAGAAGAACGGCGAGACGAACACCGTTGTCACAATCGAAGGCCACGCCGACTACAGCGCAGCCGATACGTTGATGTTCGGCGTGACGGTCATCAACTCGCTGGCGGCGGTGCCGTAAGGAGGCGCAAAAAATGGCAATCATGACACGTGACCAAATCCTCGCTGCCGAGGATATCGGCTACGAGGACATTGACCTGAGCGACGTGCCCGGGTGGCGGGGCTTTGTACGCATTCGTGACTTGAGCGCTGCCGACCGTGACCGGCTGGAAGCGAGCCTGCTTGCGCCTCAGCGCAACGGCCAGAAACCGGCGGCCAACCAGCAGCTAAACCTGAAGAACGTGCGCGCACGCTTCTGCGCATTCTGCATCGTCGGCGAAGACATGCAGCCGCTCTTCAGCGAGGCGGACATTGAGGCGCTGGGACGAAAGAGCGCGAAGGCGCTCGACCGCATCTTTGACCGCATTCGGGCGCGCAACGGCCTGACGGAGGACGCCGTCAACGAGCTTGTGGAAAATTTCAACAACGGCCAGACAGGCGATTCGCATATCGCTTAGCTCTGGCCGTCGGCGAGCCGAACGTTGACGCAATGCTGGCAGGAATGAGTAGCCGCCAGTTTAGCGAGTGGATGGCATATGCCGCAGTCGAGCCGTTCGGCGAGGAACGCAGCGATTATCGTGTCGCGCACGCTCTCGCCGTTATTGTCAACATGTTTCGCGGCAAGGACGACCAGCCGGTGAGCGTGGCGGACTTGCTACCGCGTGTTGGCATCCTGGCGGAAAGTGCAAAAACGGATGACACGCCAAAGCCGCATCCAAACGTTCAGCGCTTCGAGGCGATGATGGCATTATGGGAACAATCGCAAACTTAGCCATCAAGATTACGGGCAACGTCGGCGACCTGAAAGCTGCGCTATCTAGCGCCGAGCGCGCAGTAGCGTCGGCGGGCGATAAGCTGCAAAGCCTCGGCGATAAGATGCAGGGACTCGGCGGCAAACTGACTGCGGGCGTATCATTGCCGATCCTCGGCGCTGGCGCTGCGGCGATAAAAGCAGCGGCTGACCAGGAACAACTGCAGATCGCATTTACGACAATGCTCGGCAGCGCTGAGCGAGCCAAAAACCTGATGGCGGAAATCAACCAGTTTTCGGCGCTGACGCCATTCCAAAGCGACGAGGTGCAGGAATCCGCCAAGATGCTGCTGGCATTTGGCACGGAAGCGGAAGATGTGATTGACGTGCTGCGGCGGCTTGGCGATCTCAGCGCAGGAGTCGGCGCACCGCTGAAGGAGTTGACATATCTCTATGGCACGAGTCGCACCCAGGGGCGGCTTTTCGCTGCCGACATCAACCAGTTCACTTCGCGCGGCATCCCGATCATCCAGGCGCTGGCAGACACGATGGGTGTGGCGCAAAGCGAAATCCGGGGAATGGTTGAGGAAGGCAAAGTTGGCTTTCCAGAGCTCGAAAAAGCCATCGCAAAACTGACCGACCAGGGCGGGCAGTTCAGCGGGCTGATGGAGGCGCAGTCGCAAAGCATCAACGGCCTGTTTAGCACGCTGAAAGACAACATCGAGTTGAGCGCCGCCGAAATCGGCAGAGTGCTTATCGAACAATTCGACCTGAAAAGCAAGCTGTCCGGCTTGCTGGAATTTACCGACACGCTCAAAAATTCAATTCTCGACCTCGCCAAAACGAACCCGGAGATGTTCCGGCTCGGCGCAATCATCGCTGGCGCAGCGGCGGCAGCGGGGCCGGCATTGGTCGGGCTTGGCATGGCGGCAAAATTTGTCGGTAGCGCACTGGCAGCACTGGCGCCGCTCATTGCGCTTGTCACTTCGCCGATTGGCTTACTCATCGGCGCCGTTGCGCTGCTTGGCGTGGCCTGGGCTACCAACTTTGGCGGCATCCAGGAGGCAACGGCAAATCTCGTCGCCCAACTGCAACCGAAGATCGACGAGATCAAGGGATGGATGGAGGCGCAGATACCGGCAGCGCTGGCAAAAGCGCAAGCGGTCTGGAGCAACTTCACCGCGACGGCATCAACGGCATGGACGGGCTTTGTGGATGCAGTTGCGCCAAAGGGTGAAGAGATTCGGACTTGGCTAGAGGCTCAGATACCGGCGGCTATCAGCGCTGCGCAAACAGCGTGGAACGATTTTACGACAGCGGCACCGACGGCGTGGAGTAACTTCACGGCGTTGACTGCCACCACCGGAGCGGAAGTTGTCGCATTTTTTGGCGACTTAAGCACCAAAGCAAATGAACTGCAAACGGCAGCCGCTCCAGTCCTCCAGACAATCGGCGAATTTATGGCTCCAGCGTTCGAGCGCCTGGCGACGGCGACCGTCGAACTGCCTGACAAGTTGGCGGCGCTCCAACCGAACATCGAGAAGCTCGGCGGAGCGTTTGGCAATCTGATGAACGCCATTCAGCCGATTCTGGCGGCGCTGGGTGTCGGGCTGGTAGTAGCCGCCAACTTCGGCGTGAATCTGGTGGCAGCGGCATTTGAGAATCTGCCAGGACTCCTTCAGCCGATAATCGACACTGCCATCAACACGATCAATCTGATAGCGGACACCGTTCGTGGCATGGTGGAAGTGATAAAAAATATCGCCAAGGGCGACTGGGCGGGCGCTTGGGAAGCATTCAAGGGTGTAATCGAAGGCTTCAAGACTTATTTCAGCACTACGCTAGAGAATATCAAATCCTTCGGCGCTACCATCTTCGACACGCTAAAAACGGCGGTGCTCGGCACGTTGACCGACCTGGACTCCAGCGCCAAGTCGCAAATGAACAGCCTGAAAAGCTGGTGGGACGGCATTTGGGAAAGCCTGGACGATGCGTTTGAGCCAGTCAAGGCGGGCATTGGGGCGGTCAAGTCGGCGGTTGACGGGCTGAAGAAGGCGATCGAGGATTTCAGCGGGTGGATTAGCGGCATCTCAATTCCCAATCCATTTGCGGGTATCCAAATGCCGTCGCTGCCGTCGCTGCCTGGGTTCCAGCTTGGCACAGCCTACGCACACGGCGGCTGGTCGTGGGTAGGAGAGAATCGGCGGCCTGAACTGCTCTACCTGCCGCGTGGGTCGCAGGTGGTGCCGTGGCAGCAGGCGCAGACGATGGCCGGGCAAGGCGGCGTCAACGTCACGATCCAGCAAGCGACCATCCGCAGCGAGCAGGACATCTGGGAACTGGCGTACCGCATCCGTGACCTGGCACGACGGGAGGGCTGGTAATGACGCACGCACTGTCGCTTTCTTACGGCGCAACGACGGTCAGCCTGACCACGTCCGGCGCGATGCTGTCCAGGTACACGCCGACTGCGTCAGCAAACGGCGAGCCGGTGTCGGAGCCAATCGAACTGGTTATTTACGGCTCAACGCCGGATGCCATGCGTGCAAAGCTGCGCGACATTCAGCGAGCGCTCACAGCGGCGGAACGCCGTGCGCAGGCGCTGACGGGCGCAAAAGTCTACCTGAACTTCCAGCCGTCCGGCGACACAACCACCTGGCGCAGTGAGATCAGCGGCGGCGTGCTGGTGCTTGACGACAAAGCGCTGACCGTGTTCGGTCAGGCGCAGATCAAGGCGACGCTCATCGTCACCCGCCAGCCGTACTGGGAGGGCGCGCGCACGCAAATTCCGCTGACGAATCCGAACGGGACGAACAACACTGGCGGGCTGACCATCAACAACGGCGCAACCAACTACGCCGACATTGCCGCTGCGTCCGTCGTCGGCGACCTGCCAGCGCCACTAGAGGTGCGGCTGCGCAACACAAGCGGCGCAGGGCGGGGCTATTATGGCTTTCATATCGCCAACAACACCTTTGCGCCTACCATTGCGGCGCACATTGAAGGAGAGGCAAACACATCTGGCGCGCCCGCAAGCAATCTGGCCGGCGCATCGGGCGGCCAGATTGCCACGGTCGCAAACAACAACCCGGCCAGCATCTCATTCAATCTGGCGGCCAACACCGTCAACTTGTACGGCGGGCGATGGGCACGTGTGTTGGCGCTTTGCCCTACCGTGTTCAGCGGCGGCAGCGGCCCCATCTATGGATGGGCGCAGCTATATGACTACTACGGGCTGGTCACGCTTTACCGCACGCCGATGACGCTGCTGCGCGTAGATGACTACATGCAGGATTTTGGGGCGATTCCGCTACCGCCAGGCGGCAGCAATGCGACCGGCTGGACACAGATGGTGTTGCGATTGTGGTTCCGAGGCGTTTCGTCGGCGCTGACAGTGGCAATTGACTACGTAGCGTTGGCACCGGCCGAGATGCGATTTTATCACTACTTCGTGCAGCGGGGGATGCAAGTGCTGAACAACGACTGGATCGTGGACGATGGCATCGAAGGGGCGCAGTACCTGATTGAGAATGGGGCAAACCATCCCATCTACAAGAGCGCCACGCCGCCTGTTCATGTGCAGCCAGGTGTCGAGCAGCGACTCTCCGTGTGGCAGGAAGGGTGGGGCGTCGCAGCGTCGTGGGCAATGCAAGTGCAGGCATTCTACCGACCGAGGATTGCAACGCTATGATCCACGCGTATCTGCTATCTGAAGATGGGGCGACTGCCTATGGCGCGCCGCCGCCGGAGTTGACGCTGCGCGTGCGCACGCACAAGGCGACGGCGCGGTGGGGCTACCATAGTGCGCAGATCGATGTGATCGGGCCAGAACATGCGGTGTGGTCGGTGCTGGAATGGCTGCGGCGGCCTGTAGTGCTGGTCAACGATTCCGGCGCGGAGGTGTGGGCAGGCTTTGTCTATGAGGCAGAGGTGCAAAACGGCAATCTGCGCGTCGGTGCGTCGTTGGGGCAAATGGCAAATCGGGTATCGGTCGCCTACACGCTGCGCACAGCCACCGGCTACGAGCGGCGCACCAGTGATCCGCTGAATGACGAACCATCCCAATATCGGTATGGCATCAAAGAGATGTTGGTCACGATTGGCGAGGCGACGCCCGAACGCGCAGCGGCAAAAGCGGCAGACGTGCTGGCAGCGTCGGCCACACCGCCCAAACTGCCCACTTTTGGCGGGGCAGCCAGCCGCACGGCGGGGCTGACGGCGACGCTCTACTGCGTTGGATGGGCAAACATGCTGCGCTGGCGCACCTATGCACGCAGCGGCGCACGGGTGGCGCACGAAGGAAAGACAGGCAAGACACAGGCGATTGGCTGGCAACTGGTCAGCAGCGATGTCGTATTTTCCAGAAAAACGGGGCTGGTCGATTTCTTTGCCAGGCTAGGCGGGCTGGGAACTGGACTCACAATAGCGATTTCTGGCTCGACTGCCAACGACCGCACCTTTGTTCTGTCGCAGGCGCAGAAAGGAACGCAACAGAGCTATACGGCGAGTACGATTTACTTCGACCCCTCTGATGACATCTACGATGCAGCGCAGGGCTTCGAGTTTATCGAGGTGTGGTCGCTCATTCGCATCAGCGGTAGCAACAGCAACAATGGCATTTTTGAGGTAGACGGCAAAATCAACAATGGCTACATCACCGTCACGGGCGGCAGTATCGTCTCCGAGAACGCAGGCGCATCCATCACCATTGAGCAAGGGGCAAGCACGCTGCTGTCACCGGCCCCGGCGAACGAGTACAGCGCCAACACAAAGACGCTGACACTGTACGGCTATAGGCTGGCGCAGGCGTTTGTAGCGAGCAACAGCGACGTGCGAGAGGTCAGCGTAATGGCGGCGGTCGTCGGTGCGCCTGGCGATGCGCTGCGCGTGGCGCTGCACGCAAATTCTGCCGGGCAGCCGGGCACGATGTTGGCCGCAAGCACCTATGGCGCAAGCGACTTGCCAGCGGACGATCCGGCGTGGGTAACGTTCGCTTTTTCGACTTTAGTGGCGC